TTCAGTTTGCGGATAGCTCCAGCGGTGGTGCTATTAAATACAAACGTCGAGCCAGCCCGGTACTTTGAGTTGAGCCCGTAAACCAGGTCAATCAGCGAGTCGGCCGTGATCGCGTTGGGCGATGCGGCGGACGGTATGAACTGATACGCCGCGGCGGCGCGCAATGGGCTCGCGTCGTCGGCCGTGGTTACTGGCGTGGCGTTAAGCATGCCGGTCGGCTTGCTCGATCCGTCGCCCGAGATTACCGCTAAACCCTCCTGGTATGCGAATTCCTCCGCAACCGACTCCGACAGCCACTTGCCAACGTCGAAAAACATATCGTCGAGCGACCATTCAGAGGCTTGCGGATAGGCGTAAAGTTCGCCCTGAGTAGGTACTACCTCGCGCAATGCGCTGGTATTGGTGGCTGAGCGCGTGCCTCCTTCCCCCACCCAACCGGACGAAACACCGCCAATGTCGATCAACTCTTTGTAGTCGCTGGTACCGATTTGCACGGTTTTCACCAGGTCACGTACTGGTGACAGCTTGCGCTCGAGCTTTTCGATATCGCGTGCAATTTCCTCTGGTACGGCATAACCGCCGGCGCTTGCGGTGCCGATGGTGACCGACTTGGCCTCGATCATGGCTTTTTCCTGCCGTTTCAGGTCGGTATTGAGCTCGTTATTCGCCAGCCCGGCGCGAATGGCAATCTCGAATTTTGACTTATGTTCGCTGTCCAGCTTGTTCAGCTTGGATGCGCCCGGGCCGCCGGCGCGGCTTTCAAGATCCTCAATGCGGTCTTGCTGCTCGCGCGTTACCTTTTCCAGTCGCTCAAATTCCTCTTTTGCTTTGGCGAACTTGTTTACATCTTTATCAATACGATCGAGCTTTTGATCGAGCTCGGCGGCGCGGCTGGTATCGCCTTTTTCGAGCGCCACTAGGCGCGCGTCGTTGGTTTCGCGGTAATCAGTAAAGGATTTACCGATACCCTCGATAGCGGTTTTTAGTTCAGGATTCATTTAGATTCCCCTGGTTAAATTCTGTATGGTCGCCGCCGTGATCTTGTTCGAGACCAGGCCGCACAATTCGATCATTTCATTAATGCCGTCTAACTCGAGGCCGCCAACGTCCCGTAGTGGTGAGTCAAACGCGCTCGATACCAGCTTTTTAGCGATGCTTTGTGAAAGGCCTACGTCCCGTAGCTTTCGCTCAAACTCGCGCCGAGTTGGCACGTATTCCCCGCTTGCTGATAATCGCGCCTTGGTAGACTCAATCTCGGCCAGCGGGTTCATTGCTAACGATACTATTGAAACCTCAATCAGATCAACCGATTTAATCATGCGCACGCCGCTCGAATCATAGTCCGCGGCGGTGGTGCGATAGCCGATCGACAGCCCTCTAACCGCTTTCATCTGTGCCAGTGTGCGCATTTCGTTACCGAGCGCGGTATCGGCCAGCGTACCAACCACGGCCAGCCCCTTTTCATCCTCGGCCATTTCATCCCATCGGCCCGGTACCTGGTCCCATGAGTGCATCCAAAACATCTGAGGCATGGTGCCGGCGACCTTGTGCACCGCGAGCGTATCGCGAAAGGCGCCGCGTACTACAACGTCGTCGCCCTGGTCGACGTTACCAAAAACGCTGCCATGGCCCTCAATCTGGCGGGTTTTCAGCGCTTTAAGTTCCAGCGGTACTGTTAGATATTGGTGCATTGTCGGTTCCCTCTGGTTCTACTCGCTCGGACACCGGCAGAGTATAGTTCGCCGGGCTCCAATAATCATCGCCGCCGTCGATCGCGCTTAGCGGGTTGAGATTCTCATATTCGCGCCACTCATTGGCCGATATAACGCCATTTAAGCGTTGTATTTGCAATCCTTCTTGGCGCGATTTGAAGTCCGCGCGCTGTATGGCGTCCAGGTTAAAGCGTATAACGGTGCCATCCTGCCGCTCGGCCGGCGTCAGCAGATCCCGCTCTAGCGCCGCTTCTATTAGCCGGGCATATGGCAAAACCACGTTGATTGTAAAATCACTATCTTGCTGCTCGACGTTGTTAAAGGTCGCCCGCTCGAGGTCGCCGACCAGGTGCGGCGGCACGCCAAAAGCGCCGGCAATAACGGTACGCTGGTACTTGCGCGCCTCGATAAACTGCGCGCGGTTGTTCTCGATAGCGGTTTTGGCCGCGTCTGCGAGCTCGATACCCTTTGGCAGCAAAAAGGCCTTGTGTCGCTGGTCTCCGCTGAGCTTTTCTTTTACCGAATCAAGAAACTGCTTTTTTTCCTCGTCGGTGGCGAAGTCTTTGAAGCCTTGCATCATTTGGAAAACTAGCAACGGCACGGCGCCATTGCCAAAGAACGTCGCGCCGTAGCGCTCGGCGGCGATTTCGAGGCCGATAGCCTCGGCAATGTCAGTGATCGGGCTATCGCCGGTAATGAAGTCCCGAGCGCCGCCGCGTGCGTGTACCATTTCCGCGGCGGTGTATTCCTTGTCTGCGCGATGATCGCTAACCCGGTAGGTTATGCGGTAGTCGTCGCTCACGGACGCTTTGACTGAGCGGGCCGGTAGTGGAATAAGCCGCCGCGCCGGGCCGGTTTTGCCCTTACTTATAAGCGCGTACATGTTGCCATAGCGCATTAGCTGGCTGGTCATATCCAGCCAGAAGTTAACCTTAGTCTGGTAGTCGTTCGGATAATTCAGCAACAGCGCGGCCGGGTGATTTGGTAGCGGTTGCTTCGCTGGCTTGCCGTTTTTTACGGCCTTTTGTAGGACGTTGAGCGGCGAGACTGAAATACGGCGCGATACGGCCGTAACAATGGCCTGCACGGTCGGTGCTTTCATGCACGATTCCGGCGTTACCGCTATGCCTGAGTGCGGCATATTGATCGCTTCAAAGCGCTCCAATACCTGGTTAATCGACAGCGATTTGCTGGAAAACGGCCATAATCTCATATTGCCACCAGGGTTCCGGTTACGTGCTGCTCGGCGTCAGTCTCGCGGCTGCCGAATGTCATAGCAAGAGCGACCATGCCGTCAATGCGGCCGGTGCTCTTTTTCTTGTTTAGCTTGCGATTGCCGGCCTCGTCGGCGGATATCACCGCATTGGCGGCGTGGCTGTTCAATACCGGATTGTTTCCGAGTCGTATGCGGGCGTTGAGTAGCTCGCCCTCGAGTAAATCTAGCGCCGGTGACATATCCTTGAACCCCTGGCCATGCGGTATAAGCGGCAATTCTACACCAATGCGCGCCAGTTCGGATTCTAGAACATCCATACGCCAGCGATCAAAGAATATCGCCTCAATATCCATCTGCTCGGATAGTTGTACCAGCCGCGCGGCAACATACGCATAGTCTACCGAAGCGCCAGGCGTCAGCGTGATATGCCCTTGCTGAGCCCACATATCATAGGGTACCCGGTCGCGAATCGATCTATCCTCGACGTGCAACAACGGCGCCCAAAACTCGAGCCGTACATGGTGCGTGCCATCGTGCGAGCAGCGCATGGCAAGCGCGGTCAGGTCATTGCGGGCCGATAGATCGAGCGCCAGCGTTACCGGCTCGCTCTCGAAGTACTTGGCGATCGGCTCGCGCTTGTTCTCAAACCATATTTGGCGCGGTATAAACGGCGTTTCCTGGTTCACGCGCTGATTGAGTATCAGGTTGCGGTAGGCCGCCTCGCGGCTCGGCATGCGCTTGGCGGCCGCGGCCTGGTCCATAACCTCAACCGGGTTAAGAAAGTCGCCAAACGCCGGGTTAGCCTCGCGGATTGCCTTTTTTGTAAACGGTGCCGTTTTCTCGGATGCACTGTACATAAAGAGCTTGGTGCGCGGGTCGTGACTTTCTTTGGCGTCGTCTATCAGGATCGAAAGCAAGTCCGCATCGGTCGGCGCTTGCGTGCTGATAACAATAGATAGCGGGTTTTCATGCGCGCCGGCGCCAGTCTCGATCGCTTCATACAGCAAGGAACGCGGCCCCTTTACCTGGCCGAGCTCGTCGTGTACGGCGAACACTGGCGATAGTCCAAAGGCCGTTGAAGCATCGGCCGACAATGCCCGGTAAAGGGTGCCGAGCTTATCGCAGTACAGTTGTTTAGCGGCGTCGCGGATACCAACAACAGCCAGCAAGCCCGGCGACATGCGGACTATCTTTGCCGCCAGCGCAAACAGTAGCGCGGCCTGCTCTCGAGACTGCGCGGCGCTGTATAGCTGCGCGTTAGGCGTCTTTGCGCCCTCTGGCCCGCAAAGGTGCAACAATAGCAAGAACGCGCTGAGCGTGGTTTTCGCGTTCTTTCGGCCGAATGAGATAATCGCCCGACGGGTCGGCGAGCTATATATGCCGCGTATGATCTTTTTCTGAAACGGTCGTAGCTTTACTGGCTTTCCGGCGTCCTTTCCTTCTGGAATTCGGCAATATTGCTCAATCCAGGCGATATTATCCGCGGCCCTTGACATACACGTCTAGTTATCAGCTTTGGGGCGATATTTCTCGTTTAGCCCATAGACTATATCTAACACGCCGGCGCCCATTTCGGGCCAGTTGCCC